TATGCCTGTCTGTGCATCTCCCTGCGCTGCAAATGGGCGTGTGGTGAACGCAGTTTTGTAACTTACGTTTGATATAGCACCATCACCAAAAGCTGTTGAACCCTCTCCACTAGCAGTTGTCCCAACCCCAAGGCCAAAGCCACCAAAAGATCTTGAGCCATTCCCTGACGTACTTGCCTTATAGCCAAGCGCCACCGAGTGTTGGCTACCAGCTATTGCCTGATACCCCATAGCAATGGCGTTGGTTGAATTTTGGGTAACGCCATAAGATGAACCATTAGCATCAATACATGCAGCAAGGGCGTCTGTTCCAGCGGCTCTCGAATTATGAAAAGCGGTCGAGGATGCTGCAAAAGCAACACTGTCTCGCCCAAGGGCTGTACCGTCATTTGTGTTAGCGTTTGCATTCCAGCCGACCGCTGTGCCCCCTTGCTGTCCAGAATTTGCACTTGTCCCAATAGCTACTGACTGATTGCCCGCTGCGTTGGCGCTGTTGCCTATCGCTATTGCATTAGTGGCATTGGTGGTTGCGCCACTGCCAACGGCGACAGCATTATTACCCCCCGCTGTTGGGTTAGTGGCGGAAACAGGATTAGCAGCATAAAGGTCAGCGCCACCAGCAGCGTCTGCCCACTCGCCAGCCGTTCCACCAGCGTTTACTGTAAGCACCTGACCAGCAGTTCCCAGCGAGGCTGGGATGTTCGTGGCAATGTCAACGCCATCAACGGTTCCGCCAACCGTTATATTGGTGCTTACATCTAAGTTTTTACCGTAAATATCTTTCCAACGGTTGCTTGATTCACCAAAGTCAATCGTTTCACTGGTCCCAACCGTAGCCCCCGCCGCTGCCGAAGGTTCAATAACTGGTGTGGAGCCTTCACCATTAAATCGCATATACGCATTTGAATTTGTACCAGTTGAACCAGCAAACAAACGTAACCCTTGATGAAGTCCAATTCGAGCTTTTTGAGCAGAAGAAGTATCTAAAAAGTAGATACGTCCAGCTTGGTCAACATTATAATTATCAGCATTTACTTCGCCTGTTACAGAAATGTTGCCAGTGACTGCGACGTCGCCTGTTACGTCAACATCGCCATCGCCGCCATCAATAGTTACACCATACGTTGATCGTAAGGTTGCGTTAGTAGAAGCCGAACCGCCATATAGGGTTGCCCCTGCGTTGTTACTTAAATTAAGTAAATTTCGACTGTTTTGAATGCCACCGCCAATAAGTTTTAAGGCTCCACTTCCACGAGATATGGTTTGGTTTCCAACGGTTATGCCGTTAAGAGAAGCATCTGCTGAAGTTGTGACACTTCCCGTAATGTTAATGTTGCCTGTGCCAGTGATATTATTACTATTTAAATCTAAACCGCCGCCAAGTTGAGGAGAGCCATCATTTACAAGATCAGATGAAACTGTACCGAACGAGATGGTGCCGCTACCGTTGGTTTGCAGTACCTGATTGGCGGAGCCATCTGAGGTGGGGAGCGTGAATGCGGTTGCGAAGGCGGCAAGGTTTGCATCTGCGAACGATGCGTCCGCCCATGCCGAACCATCCCAAATGTTGAGGTTGTTGTTGGTGCTATTCCAGTATAATGCACCTGTAACAAGCGCATCCCCATCATTGTCAGTAGATGGCGCACTAGATTTTGCACCCAAATACCGATCATCAAAACTATCGTAGGACGCCGCCGCATTTGTAGCTGACGTCGCTGCAGATGTTGCCGACGATGCGGCTGCGGTGGCAGAGTTCGCAGCGTTCGTGGCAGAAGTTGCTGCACTGGTGGCTGATCCGAGAATGCCATCCACGTAAGACTTATTTGTGGCATGGTCATTGGCAGTTGGAGTGGCGAGGCCAGTGATATTGTTAGATCCCATCGCCAGATTGCCTGAGAGGGTTCCGCCAGTGAGGTTCAGCTTCGTTGCATCGGCTGTATCAACATAGGTTTTTGTTGCTGCATCTTGCGCTGCCGTAGGATCACCCAAGCCTGTAATCTTGCTTGTACCCATAGCGATGGCACCACTCATGGTGCCGCCTGATAGGTTCAGCTTTGTGGCATCCTGCGTATCAACATAGCCCTTGCGAGTTAAAGTGTCATTCGTTGCAGGAGTGGCTGTAGACGTTACTTTATTCGCACCCAGCGCAATATCGCCTGTCATAGTTCCGCCAGCCAAAGGCAGCTTAGTTGCAATTGAGTTGGTAATTGTCGTGCTGAAATTTGCGTCGTCGCCCAAGGCCGCTGCAAGCTCGTTCAGAGTGTCCAGTGCACCAGGAGCACTATCAATTACATTCGCAACACTTGTGTCCACGTAGCCCTTTGTAGCAGCGTCTGAGGTGGCGCTAGGAGTGCCTAAACCCGTGACGGTATTACCACCCATTGTGATGTCGCCAGACATCGTGCCGCCGCTTAAATTAAGCTTCAGAGCATCCGCCGTATCAACATAATTTTTAGTCGCTGCATCCTGTGCATTCACAGGATCTGTCACGTTTGCGATTGTTGTGCCAGTGACGTCCAAAGTGCCATTCACTGTCACATTGTTGAATGTCGAACTACCGCTTGAGGCTGATACGTTACCTGTAAGGTCGCCAGTTACATCCCCTGATACGTTACCTGTAACATTTCCTGTGAGATTACCTGTTACGTTACCTGTAAGCGTCCCAGTGAAGCCTGTGCTTGCGGTAATGGTCGTACCTGTTATGGCAGCGGCAGTAGAGCCACCAATTACTGTGCCGTCGATAGCACCTGCATTTATGTCCACTGTCGGGAGTGTTGCCAGCCCTGTGGTTGTTATTGTGGTAAATGTCCCTGCAGCAGCCGTAGAGTTCCCAATGATCGTGCCATCGATGTTGCCACCATTAATATCAACAGTTGCAAGGGTCGCTGTACCTGTTACGCCGAGGCTACTGGAAAGTGTTGCACTGCTTAAATTGGATGCGCCTGTGACGGAAAGTGTACCGCCTAGTGACGAGTTTCCTGCAGAAACCAAACCACCTTGCAAAAACAGGTCTTTAAACCGTATGAGGTTGGTTCCTAAATCAATAGTATTATGTCCTGCAGGCTCAATTTTATTGTTGGTAAAGATTGTAACAAGCTCACGCCAAACGGCGGCACCTGTAGCATTACCTACACAAATATATACTCGACCATTAGAAACATTTTCCCACAAAGATCCTGGGGCGTACCCTTGTGTATTATCATTTGCGGCTACAGGAGCGGTTGTTGCATCCATCTTATTGGCACCGCCTGTACCGCCGTTAGCGGCAGACAAAATTCCTGATACAGAAGTTGCAAGATTTATTTTAGGGGCATCGCCCGTTGCACCAGTATGGGTATGTCCTGTAGTACCATTAAATGCTGCGACAAGCTGATTGAATTCAGCATTTAGCGGCGGTGCTGTAATTTCTGCACCATTGATAATATCGGCTACGGACTGCCTAGTATAACCTGCCATTTCTTATCTTCTCCCTGCAGCAGAATATTCGATAACCAAACCCTGTACGGAGAATGGATCAAACTGTCCCACAGTCACAAATGTTGCTCTCACTGAGTACCCAGACCCTTGTACGTCCGTTGCCATAATGGGCTTTTCGGAACCGCCATAGATGATGTTTGCAGCGCCATATCTAATATTTCTGCCCCCATATGCAGTAGGCGCACCTGCGGAAGCTTGGGTGTATGTAGAAGGTCTTGCAGTATTATAGTCGCCCCAATCGTAACTTAGCGCTAGGTTGATTTCTACTGGGCCTTCTGCCCGAATAAATGTATTAATTTTGCGTATATATTTTCGTACACCAGCATCCCCAAAATCAAGGTATGGGGTAGAATATATGCTAATCATATCCTGACCAGCTAAGGATTTACCTTTTTCTTGCTGATATATCTTACCGTCATAATCTCCGTGTAGAATAATCTCTTCTGTCGCAATATATCCAGATGTTGTGCAGTTAGCTCGGATTCCTAAAAGAGTTCCAAACTCCCATTCAATAGAACCAGAGGAGTCGGATAATCCACCTATAATTCCAACGCTATCTGTAGCGGCTATGGTATCATCCCCGAAGAAAAACCTTACTTGAGATTTTGATCGTATAACAACTGAATTAACCGTGGACATGTCGAAGTTTTCAATAAGATCAACGACAGCCCCTTGGATAGATTTTGATATTGTTTCTAATTCAACGTCACCAATCCGACTTGTACCCGCAACAGGGCGAAACCCATCAGGGGCCAGAAACATCAAGTCACCACCAATTTCTACAACACTATCTCGTGCAAGACAGCCCACATTAGATGTCACATTTTCTGTAAGAAAATTCCCTGTGGCAACGTCAGAAGTAATTTTTTTAATAGCATTCGAGCCAAAAACAAAAAGCTGATCTCTAAAAGGTTTAATATTTACAACGCTTGTGCCTACCGTAAGCTGACCACCACCGCCGCCTACGGTATAGTCTAAAGGATCATTAGCGGCAGAATGACAAACAACAGCATCGGATGCCACTGCGCCAGATAAGAATATATGATTTTCAAAAACATCTACTACTGCGGGTTTTGCTAATATTTGATTACCACCAGGAGAACTTGTAGTACCAGAACCTGTGGGGCTTAACGTGTACCAATTTTGGCTATCGTATACGATGGCGTTATTTACACCGTCTACAAAGATAATTTTGTTACCATCACCAAAATCGAACTGTACATGTCGTACTTTAGAGACATCTAAAACGCCATCAGACATAGAGGGGGTAGGCGCACCAGAAATTAATTGCCAGCCATTTAGCGGTACATACTGATAAAACCCGTAAGTCGTAGTACCTGTTATTTTTCGTGCAGCTATTATGCGAGTGGTATTTAAATAGTCGTTCCTAAATATTGCCACACACAATACTGGACCTGTTGCAGGGTTGGTAGTATTCGTTACTTCGGCATAGTCTTCTTTATACGCTTGGTAGCCGTTTATTCTTCTATAGCCGCCAAACAACGATGGTTCAAAATTAACCAACCGAGTAGCGACTCCTGGGTCATTATCAGATAAACTGAGATGGTTTTCGTTGGAATTAAGTCCACCAGCCGATATAATTTTAAGGCTCTCTATCCTATCAGGCATCAGAACCTCACTCTGGTATCACGCACGTAATCAAAATTATTAATATATAAAGTTTGAAGATCTTTAAGACCTCTTTCAAACGCCATGAAAGCAGCCTGCGCACTTTCTAAATTATCCTTAAACATGTACATATGATAGAGAGCACCGTCTACGAGGACGGTATCAAATGAGGTAGGAATACGAGTTACATCAGTAGCGTTGGTTATGTCGGAATAATTCAGGTAATATCTAAAAGTGAGGGCATAAGTCTTGTCTGGGGAAGGGGTTATACCGTATCCGTTACCATGCGTAACAAAAACAAATTCAGGGACACCTCTACCAGTGACACCTGCATTGTAATCATCATCACGGTACTTTGAGTACCATTCATCTCTGTCTATAGGTTTTAAGGTTTTGTAATTCACATTCAGAGAGCTATCAGCTACTATCTGAAAGGTATTCATGTCTGCTACTTTATAGAAATCAGGCCATGTATATTCTGTCTGTCCTACTACCAGAGTAACGTTGTGTTGTGCTGAATTAAAAGGCCATTCAAATTCAGATTGATTAACACGAGCTATAGCTGCCTTAATAGCGTCCTTAACAAGAGCCTGAACCCCACGCACATTGGCAAAGTCATCTTCCGCTATCTCAACCTCATTAAGACGGCGAAGTGTTTGATTACATAAATTAAGATACGTGGACGGCATCAGACTACCCTACGATAAATAGCAGGGGCCAGCGTTAGGCCAGCCCCTTTAAGCCATTAGGCTAAGTTGTAGTTCGCTGTGAATAGCGCTTCTGGGCGAAGGATCTTGCGCCCATAAAGTTGCATCCCACGAACGATATCCGCAAATGTGTCTGGTGAACGGAAAGACTCAGTTTTTGCAATCTGCTCTGCAGTTGCTACCGCTGAGTCATGACCTGCAACCACTACACCGTAGTTTGCTTCAGAACCTGCAGATGCTGTTGTTCCTGGGCCTGTGCCTTCGTATGGAAGATTGTTAGACTTATAAACACGGAAGCCACGGATGGTTCCAGGCATACGTCCGTTGCGAAGTTCATCTCCGCCACCGAAGTCGGCGTTGATTAATTTAGATGAACTGTCCATCAACACTTCTGCAAAGACAGGATCAATTACAATCCAGCGTCCATCAGTATCAACGTTTGCTTGGTCCATTTGACGTGCAATACGGTTCAAGACTGCTAGTGGTGAAGTGATAGCACCTGCACCGCCATCTGCTGCTAGTGGAATAGAGGTTACCTCTGCTTCTCCGCCGATATCGCTACCACCGAAGTCAGTGATGTCCAACTTATTCCCAGAAAGTAATTCGTCATTACCTGCAGTGCTGTCGGCTTTAGTTGATCCTGTATCCAATGCTGTACGACGTACCCATGCAGAACCATTCCAGTTCCATCCAGACATGTAGCCTAGAACTTCACGGTCAAACTCATCACGTAGTTTATAACCTGCACGATCTGTCGCCAGATCCATGAAGTTAATGTGAGAGTGTGCCTCTTCGATGTCGTCGATGGCAAACTGGAAATAGTTTGCTTGATTGACGACCATTGTGAAGTCAGCGTCTGTCAAATCTTGTGTCGCTAGTGTTGTACCACGAGCATAAGAATTGATTGTGATATCTGGTTCTTTGATGATCTTAACAGAGTCACCGAAGTTTGCGATCTCACCTGAGTAGTCAGTGTTTGTGACATCTTCTACAACAGAACTTTTACGAAACGCCAACTGCGTTTTCTTGGAGTAGATTACTGGAGAGAAGTTGCCTGAGTTCAGGTTTGTATAACCTGATGCTTGTGCGAATGCCATGATAGTTTCTCCTTTGAAATGGCATAGTTCCGAAAAGGAACAGTCAGATCAGAAGGGACTACAAAGTGGCAGTATTAATGCTTGGGTGGTGCATACGCAGGCCAAGCCATACTGGTGGACTATTCGTCTTAAATCTTCTGTTTTTTGGGAATAGCGGTTTGGGTAGCTTCCTAGCGGAAGGGCCAACTGCTATGATTGAAATGACCTATATGGATAGGATTCCATCATAGGATCATTATAGCATGGTGGCAGATATAAAGCAATACTTATTGCCTATATACCTGCCCCTAGGCGGGACAGCCCTAGCATATAGTTATTTTTAATTTAGTCAATAACTAAATGGCGTTTTATAACACTTAACGTGCGGCACCCGTCATATCATATACAAATTTACCTGTACGCATTGCTTCAAGAATATCTTTTTCGTTCTTTTCATATTCTGCGTCAGACATTTTGTTTATTTCGCTTTCACGCCATTTTCTGTTGCCTGCTGTTGCAGGAGCGTTGTAAGAAGTGCGGCCTACCGACTGTGCTGCAGATTTTTGAGTATTCGGCTTTTGTCTTTTGTCGGCTTTATATAAATCGATTGCACGGGCGGCTGCTTTTGCATCGGAATTATTCTTATAAAGAGCATCCTGTATATACGTAGGCTGCAAAGCAACCCAATCATGGAAGTC